TTACGAAATAACAATTTATAGATAATGGCAGGTTTTGCGCTTGACATATCGGGAATAAAGCAGGTAGAGGATGCCATTAAGAAGATTGATGCAAAGGCTACTAAAGGGCTATCGGCTGAACTTGACACATCATCCATAAATATACAAAAGATGGCAGCAAGAACCGCCCCAGGTAATTTAGGAAAACTAAAGGGCAGTTTTAGAATAGATATAGGCAATTCATTATTTAAATCAGTATTTAGTACGGTTGAATATGCTCCGTATGTGGAATTTGGTACACGTGGTAAGACAAGAATACCAGCCGGATTTGAGGCATTTGCAGCACAATATAAAGGCAAGGGTGCAAAGGGTGCATGGAAAGCGATTGAGTTTTGGATTAAGCGTAAAGGCATAGACCCGAAACTAACCTTTGTAATATTCCGGTCTATTATGCGTAATGGTATAGCACCACAGCCATTTATGATACCTGCCTATGAGAAAGAAAAGCCAGCACTACTGAAACGCCTAAAAGCACTATTCTCATGATAATGAAAAACCCTGCCATAGAGATTAAGAAGTGGTTAATTAGCCGGCTATTCGCTTACACTTATATTGATGTTTACGATGCTATGACACCAACGGATGCAAATGGGGAGTATATTGTTATCAGTTCCCGAACTGCGAATCAGGGGGAAGGTAAAGACTGCTTCCAGTTCGAGGTATCGGCTAACGTTGATATCGTAACTAAGGGCAGCAATTTCGGATTTAAGAGGGCAGAGCAAATTGCCGAGAATATTATGGGCGGTATCAATTCAGATACTATTGTGGTTTTACCAACCGGATGGGATTGTAAGAACGTGGTTTGTGAGAGTATCAACAACCTTGAGGATTTAGACCCCTCGGAGAATACTTTTCGTGTAATTATTCGTTATACCTTTGTAATCACTCAAACAATATAAAATGGCATACACTTTCGTAAACGGCAGAGATATAATTCTGCAAATTGACTGGGATAACAATGGCTCGTTTTTCCCTGTTGCGTGTTTAACTTCTGTATCAATGGATGTAAAAAGAGATGCCATCGATGCAGATTCAAAATGTGGCGACCAACAATTGCCGGGTGATAGCGTTATGCAGACCATTTCGGTGAGCGGTAATGCTATTGACCAAACGGGTACAATCGACCGGGAAAGCTATGAGCGTATGTATTCGTTACTGCAATCAAAGGCTACATTTGCTGCGAAGTTCGGGCCTGCATCACTTGTATCAGGTGATATTCTTTACACAGGTAATATCTTTATTACCTCTATTAAATTGGATGCAAAGGATAAAGACTTGATGAAGTTTGATGCTGAATTCGGTGTAGTTAATGCGCCTTTGACTCAAACTAAAACCTACTAATTTATGACACCATACGAATTGCCGATTTCGGGAGGTGTTGTAAAGTTGGAATGGGGAACGTGGGCGATGCACCGATATTGCGAACTGAATGGGGATATTCCTATCAGCAAGTTGTTAAGCCTGTATAACGGTGAGGTGTTTTCCTTCAAGCATATTATTACAATGGTGCAGGCAGCAAGTGAGAGTGCAGGGCAAGTGATAGATGATAGGACTGCTGCCAGGTACATAGATGAAGCGGGTGGTGCCAATGGTAAGTCGGTGAATGAGTTTATCCACTATACTATCAAGTGCATGACACCGGATGTGCCAACGGATGAAAAGCCTGTGGAAGAAAAAAAAAGTTAAGGGAAAAGACTTGGGATGAGATTGTGATTCTCGCCATCGAAGCAGGGCTAACAATAGAAGTATTTTGGCGGCTTACATGGCGGGAATTTTTATTATACAGGAAAGGATACGAAGCGAAGCAGTTAGCCGAATGGCAGCGTACACGAATGATAGCGTATATCATTTATTGCACGAACACCGAATCCGGCAAGCGAAAAGATATAGGAGAGTTCTTACCTTTGTCTACGGATGAGCAACCGGATCGGGGCGAGAGATTAACACAGGAACAATTTATTGAGAACATGAAGAAACTTAGTCAAGCAATATAAGATGGCAGTTGAAACCCTCAAGATAGTATTAACGGCGGATAATAAGCAAGCAATTACCGGAATGAATGAAACCGTTAACTCACTTAATAAGGTGAGTGCAGCCGGTGCCGCTACGGGTGGGGCAGTTACTAAGATGGGCAGCAACTTCACTGGGCTATCACGAGTTATTCAGGATTTACCGTATGGGTTTAATGCCATATCAAATAACCTTACTCAATTAGTTCCTGCGGCCGGTGCGGCAGGGTTGGCATTTAGTGGTATCGTAACTGCAATAACATTTGCGCAGATTGGGTTTGGGGCATGGAGTAGAACTATGGAATCGGTTGATGAAGGGATGAAGGCAGCAACTAAAAGCGTAACTGATTTTACCGTTAATCTGCAAAATGTACGTAATGATATTTTAGCAGCAAGACAGGGAGTAATGTCAAAAGATGAGGCATTAAAGAAATACAATGATTCATTAGGTAAAAGTATAGGTTATGCTAATTCATTAGATGAGGCAGAAAAGTTGATGGTAGCAAATACAGGTATTGTTGTTCAATCTCTTAATTTAAGAGCAAGAGCGCAGGTTATGTATCAAAACGCTGCAAATGAATCAGCTAAATTAGTTACAGGCGAAGCGTATAATCTTAGTTTAGTAGAGCAAGCAGGTATTGGAGTTTCTACAATGTTCAGCGGACTTGCGGGTATTGGGAGTGCAGCAGGTAGCAAATTATCAAGTAAGTATAAAGAAGCAGCTGACAACGCAAAGAAATTAACGGCAGAGGGCGATAAACTTACAATGCAGGCTATCGATTTAGATAAAACTTTGGCAGGTTCACGAAATGCTCCTAAAAGTGCAAGCGGCGGTAAACCAAAAGAAGTTGCAGTCAAAGATGAAAACAAAGCACTCGAAGAACAAATCCAAATATACAAGCGGTTACAGCAATCAATGATGGGGCAGGGCTTTATTACGCAAGAGAAAGCGAAAGAAAAAGACCTTACCAATCTAAAGCTTACAATGCAGGGAAATGCTGCATTGAATGAAGTAACTGCAATACAACTCAATCTTAAAGACCAAATGAATGCCCGTACTGAACTTGCCAATCAGCTAACTGATAGAGCAATGCAAGGCATCACAGGTATAGCAAATGCAATGGCAAATGGTGGTAATATCGGGCAAGCATTCGGGGATATGTTTAAGCAGTTGGCAATTGATATTGCAATGGCAGCAGCAAAGGCAGCAATCTTTCAAGCAATATTATCAGCTATTAATCCGGTGGGTGGAGTGAGCAAGGCGGGTGGATTCCTAAAGGGTTTTGGCAAGTTATTAGGCTTTGCTCAAGGCGGTACCGTTTCCGGCCCATCCTCCGGCTATCCTGTAATGCTACACGGTACGGAGCATATTGTCCGCCCCGATCAAATGAAGTCAATTATTGCATCGGCATCGCAGATGGGAGGTAGTGGTGCCAGTAGGGTAGTAGTAGAGGGCAGAATACAGGGGCAGGATATTTGGTTAAGTCAGCAGAGAACTAATACATTCAGAGGATTAAGCACATAATATGGCAGGTACTTGTTATAGAGTTGTAGTTTCAGTTGGCTCCGTTGACCGTGCGGCATCGGATGATGGATTCGTGTACTTTGATTTCGTTGGGTGCGATTTGATTTCGCAAACTATCGGGTACAATGTTAATAAGACATCCTTTGATACCGGTTACTGCATGGATAGTAGTTACTTGTACGAGTGCTATATCTATGTAGGAGGTGTTAAAACGTCATGCACTTCATCATCAATAACCACAGGTGTATCCTGTTCGGGAAGTGAACCGGTAGAACCGCCGCCAGTGGTGGTACCTCCGGCATACGGAAAGAAATATACCCTATCGGCAATCAGTAAATCCGGATTAACATACACCTGTGAGATATGGGAAAAGGCATGGACAGGGGCGGTATATCCTATCAACACAGGCACAAATCCATTTGTACTCAATTGCCTTGCATCTTCGGATGACCCATTCCAACCAATACTACCAACTACTTTCACTATCTCGGCTGATTTCACCAACTTTACAGGCCCGTGGCCGGACTTTCTTACAACGGATGACCGAAAGTATCATGTAAAGTTCTACGCCCAGGGAACGACCTATTTAGTGTGGAGAGGATATATCTTAATGGATAGCTTAACGATTCCATTCACCACAGGCAGAAACTTTGTAGATATTTATTGTGTAGATGGGTTAGGGTTGCTCAAGTCAATACCTTATCTACCATCAACCGGAGACATAAATGTTAATGAAAACCTACTAAAGATTATTAACAATTGTTTGCAGTATTTATTGTACCCCGGTGGGTATTACATAAATCATGCAATAAATTACTACACGGCGGCAATGGTTAATACTACAAGTTACCTGCGCCAATGCTACATCATACCAAATACATGGGTTAACGGGCAGGATACATTTGTTACATGCTATGATGTATTAGAAGCAATCTGTACTGCACATGGAGCGCAATTCTTTCAGTCGGGTGGTGAGTGGTGGATTGCTTCCGTAAACGAAAGAGCATCCGATACGGTTCGGGTATTTAGAACTAATGAAGATTTGATTGCCGATACTTTGAGTACGGTAAATATTACACGTACTATTCAGCCATACATTAACGATACATTAACCCCTTATTATTTTATAGATAATTCACAGGCAAAAATACTTGCAAAGGGGTATCAATCAATTGCAATAACCGGAGATATAAATTATCCGGCTAACACTATTGATAATGGTAGTATGTTAAAATTATCAGGTAGTTATCCTGCCAACTGGACAATAACACTTGGCACAGGTGGGGGAACTATGACTTACAATACATCAGGAACGGTACCTGTATGGGATATGTTTGCAGGTTCATCAGGAACTACATTAGCTGCTGCAAATTCATGTGGATATGTGAATCAAGGTGATATAATTAACTTATCTTTTATTTATCAAGCACTTGGCACATCAGGTATTGCATTAGAAGTAGAGATTAAGATTGATGTAGGTGGTGGAAATAATTATAAATGGAAACGTGTACTCGGTTCAGACCCATCATGGAAATATAACTTTGCATCCGGTTACTATGAATTAACTGGTAGCGATGGTAAACAAACCACCCAAACGATTGAAACTATATCTGCTCCGGCATCAGGTACTTTGTATGTAACATTTAAGGTTTCATCTGTGCTTACTGCAAGCATATCAAACGTAATTAGTACATCTTCAATATTCTATAAAAAGCGAATTGTTTATAATCAAAATTCAACATCGCCGTATAAGAAAGAAGTTAATACTAAGTTAGGCGCAGCGCAGCCTTATTTAAATACTTCTCAATCTCAATGCCTACTAACTACATCAAATAATGCGCTTGTAAACTTCAGTAGATTTTCCGGTGGCAGTACATACTCATCAATGATTAATCTTTTGCTATCGCAGTATTACAATATATTTTATAAGCCCGCAATTAACCTATCATTCACGCAGTATCAATTATTCACAGGTAGCGGAGTATTAGGACTATTGCAAAACTTTGCGGTAACCGATCCTACCGGAAACGTATCAATTAGTTCTGCAAGATTTGTGATGGGTGCATGTACTATTGATTACATTAACAATGTAATAACTGGCACCGGATTACAAGTAAGCAACACAGAAATCGCATTTACTCAACGAGATACTTATACCTTATAATATGCCATCCCCCGTAACAGGCCAAAAGTTAAACATATACCGATACAATTCAATCGCAATGACCGACACGTTAATTGCGTGTGCAAGGAATTGTACCTTTAGCGTGAATGTCAACGAAGTAGAAACTACCTCGGTATCATCCGCATGGTTCAAAGAATCACGCCCGGACGTTGCCTCGTGGTCAATTTCATGCGATGGATTGGTGGTACTTGAGAACTATTCGTATTTATTCATGCTCAATAGCCAACTTGCCAGGGAGATAGTATCCTTCAAATTCGTTATTGATAACGGTACATCCGGAGGGTTGGTAATTGTATCAGGCTTAGTATGGCTGCAATCAATCTCATTACAGGGCAACAATAAGGATATTAGCACCTATCAGGTAAACTATCAGGGTACAGGGGCATATTCATTAGCAGGTACAACGCTGACACCGACAGGAGTAGTAATCAGCGGTACTACAACGCAGGTACTGCAATACACCGCAGGGGGCGGGGAAACTTCCATCGTTATACCGGGCGGGGCGGGTAAGACTATGTTATACGGTAGTAGGGGTGGTACTTCGTTTGAAACAATTGTTTACTCAGGTACACCGGGTACGGGGGCGAAGTGGACTATCGCATCGGGAACGCTTGAGGTTGATGCCGGAGTGCCATTCTTTACAGGGGAGAAAATTATTATTTTAGTACAATAAACCTATATTATGTTACAAAGATTCTTATTTATTACCCTTACTCTATGTAGTTTGACTGCATCCGCTCAATGGCAGCAAACAGGCAGTAAGGTACGTTACGTTAATGGATTGGGTATTCCAACAAAAGACACCGCCGCCGGGGTGAGTGCTGATAGTTCGCAGATAGTTATCCGGCCGGCTGATAGTTCGTTGTATGTGAAGTATAAGCGGACTTGGTTGCGTGTTGGTGGTGGTGCGGGTGGTGGGAGTATTGGGGGTAGTGGTACTACGAACTATGTACCTAAGTTTACTGCTTCGGGGTTTATTGGTAACTCGCAGATATTTGATAATGGAACTAATGTAGGTATAGGTACGGCAAGTCCAGCAGCTAAATTATCCGTGCAAGGCACAACCCTAATCAACACCAACACCGATAACGGAGTTGATAAGTTGCAGGTGAGTGGCAGTGCAACCGTAAGCACAGACGCAACAATAAAAAGATACTTAGATGTAGGTACTGCCGGTACAAATAATAATGCCTATTTAAGAACATTAGATGGTTCTGTTATCACAAAAATACAATCACTTGGTGGCTCAAATGTGGGTTATGTAGGTACTGAAAGTAATCACGATTTTAATTTTATTACAAATAATTCAATAAGAGCAACAATATCAGCAGCAGGGGCGGCAACATTTAATAGTTCAGTTAATGTATCAACTCTCGCCACTACAAATAACCTATCAGTAACTACAAATGCAACGGTGGGGGGCAGTGCTACAATTACAGGAAATACTCAAATAAATGGACTTATTGGAGTAAATACAACACCTGCATCTTATGCAATAAAATTACAAAGTTCAGGAAATAATATTATTGAATTTGGAACTCAATCAGCTACAAATTATAGTAGATTTTTACATAGTAGTTCACAACCTTTTGGGACAATTGGTAACGCATCCGGGGCAGGAATATCTGGTGGCTCAAATGGCGATTTTGCTATTGGAACTCCTTCAGGTTCAAATAATATTATTTTTCATATAAATGCAGTTGAAAGAGTAAGAATAAAAACTGATGGAGAAGTTTTAGTTTTTTCTAGTACAGACAATGGTGCATATAATTTACAATGTAATGGTACAGGTGTATGGGGTGCGGGTGCTTATGTAAATGGTTCAGATTCTGCGTTAAAATATCAAATAAAAGATATTGACAATGCACTTCATTTAGTAATGCAATTGAAACCAAAAACATATAAATACAAGCCATTTTACAATAATTCAACTGAAACACAAACAGGCTTTATTGCTCAAGATTTAGAGAAAGTATTAAAGAATGAAATATACAAAGATGGAGTTGTAATTAGCGGAGGAAAATATAAAGGTGTTGCTTATAATGCTTTAATACCATTGCTTGTAAAAACAATACAAGAGCAGCAATCACAAATTGAAGATATTAAAAAGCAAATAGAAGAATTAAAGAAATTAATAAAACAATGAGTTACCTA